AAATACGGATAAAAAGAGGGAAAAATCATCTTCTATCGAAGATGATACCGCACACTCGAAAAAGGCCAAACCTGCTCGAAAGAATTTCTCGAAACCAACGCCTGAAGAAGTAACAGAATACGCCCACTCAATAGACTTTGTCCTCGACGGCGAACTGTTCTGTGATTATTACGAAGCGCGGGGCTGGAAATTCAAAACCGGCCAACCGATGAAGGATTGGAAGGCCGCCGTGCGAGCGTGGAAGCGCAACGGTTACAACAGCGGAAATACCAGCGGAAAGGGAAATCTTGAGAAATGGCTCGAACAATCAATGGCGGAAAATGACGAGGCCGAAAACGGCGCAGGAGAACGCAACGAAAGGATGAAATTATGAAACAGATCGATAGGCCAAAATTCGCGGGGCTTCTGAAGCTACTCGCCGAAACCTACAACAACGGCAAAGAACCCTCAATGCCGTTATCTGAGCTATATTTCCGCGTCCTCGAAAAATACGAAATCGGCCAAATTGAAACAGCGGTTTTGAAAATCCTCGAATCGCGGGTTTACAACGGGTTTCCGAAGCCCGCCGAAATCATCGAGCAAATCGAAGGGAGCGTGGACGACAAGACCGTTATCGCATGGGCAACGGTTAGCCATGCGATTCTCCATACGGGCGCGTATCGCTCAGTAGATTTTGAAGACCGAACGATAAACGCAGTTATTGACTCGATGGGCGGATGGATTGAACTCTGTTCGACGCCGGAGAACGAAATGGTTTGGAAGCAAAAAGAATTTGAACGGCTATACAAGGCCTTTTACGGCAGGCGATACGAGGATTTGCCCGCGAGCTTGCCAGGAATATATGAAATTGAGAACTCGAAAAAAGGCTATGAATCATTGCCACCAGTGCGAATAGGCGCGAAGGTCAAGCCCAAACAGCTTACCGCGCCGAAAAAACAATTAACCGCCCATGAGGGCAAAACGAAGGAGTAGAGATGAATCTCGACAAATTTAGCGGTAAATTTGAGCCGCCCGAAGACCCGACAGAAATCGCTTATTTCGCCGCACTGGAGAAGCTCGAACGCTATATTTCGCGGAATCTGTCCACAATTGAAATTCTCGCGCTCAAAGGCTATCTTGAATACGGCAAGATACAGCGGGATAAAGCGGTTGAAATCGTAGCCTTGCATATCCTTGACGATTTGAGCGAGGACAAGACCGCAATGGAAATCGATGCTATGTATCCTCAACTTGTCGAGGAACTTTGCGCAAAGCTAACAGTGCTGAGAATGCACGGGAATAAAGAGGCCGCCGATGCCTAACACCCTAACGAACTCAAAGCTCCGGCGGCTTGCCGAAATCATTGCGCGGGAATACGGCGTTACAGTCGAGGACATTCTGAGTAAGGCGCGCCGGAAACCGGTTGCGGAAGCGCGGCATGTCCTTGCGTTCCTCGGCGACCAGATGTTCAAGCTCGGAAGTTCGGAGATTGGGCGACAGCTCGGACGCGACCACGCAACGATACTTAACAGCTTTGAGTATGTCTTGCATCACCGCCTTACTGACCTCGATTTGATAAGGCGAATTGAACGGATACAAAATCACTACGAAACAGAGCCGGAGCCAATTCCACTGGAAGTGTTTCAAATCGCTAACGGATACGGCTTCGAGGCCGCGAAAGTTCTTGAAGTTATGAGTAGGGTCTTCGAGAAAATTTCAAAAACAACGAAAGAACTCGCCGATGAACTGGACAGAACTCTGAAAAATCTAAAATCGGAGGAAAAATGAACGAAGTAATCGAAGTAATTATTATGGGCGTTGCCGCAAGTGTTATTGTGGCGCTGATATACAGCATTATCGCCACCCCCTTGAAAAGGAGAACTGAAGCGCTGGCCGCCATGATTGACGAAATAGAAGCAGAAAGCGCCTGTTCCCGCGTCGGAATTGAAAGAGCCTTGCAACGGCAAATCGACGAACTCGAAATGCACCTGAAACAGTCGGAGTGCGAACATCCGAAACCACTTCCTTATCCTGAACAGTGTGCTCATTGCGGAAAAATATATGAAATCCGCAAAAAAGAACTCGAACTCGAAAAAGCCCGCGCCGTTATTGCAAAGTATGAATCCGAAAAAAACGGCAAAATACCTACAAGTGGTTATTTTACAACAACAACTCAAGAGAATGAGAAAGTGTCTCAAGTTGACAGCGTAATGATGTCGATAGAGAGCAGTATTTGCACTCTCGGCAACAAGATTGGAGAATTAGAGGGTAAACTGTCAAAGGTTCTTAAGCCTAAATACTCTTTAGGCACAGATGAGCCACCTTCAGGTATGCCCAAAGAGAAGGAAGAAGAATGTCCTCTTGTGGGTGATTTAATGGCTCAAGTAAAAGCCATTAGACAAATAAACAGAAAGGTGGGAAACCTTCTTCAGTCCATAGAACTCTAAACAACTTATCAACATTTATCAACATTCAACGGGCGTTATCAACAGCGCCCGTTTTTTTATTCCTTGACTTTTCCCAAATCTGAATTAATAATTAAAGCGAAATAGTAACAGGGCTGGGTGCTCTAAATGACAAAAAAAGGCGCGAATGGGAAAAATAATTATAGTCCTGAATTTAAGGAATCCGCAACTGAAGCGGCTTTGCGTCTTGGCATTCGCCCTACTGCTCGTGACCTCGGCATTTCCAGCGGAACTCTTTCTAACTGGGTTAGAAAATATCGTCAAGATACAAACAATACACAAAAAAGTATTCCAGAAAGAATCCCTACCCACGACGGCAATCCCCTTGAGAAGCTACGGGGGAAGCTCGAACGAATCGCCGACCTATCTGCAGAGCGAATCGGAGAATTTCTCGAAGGCGAAAATCCAAAAGGGGCAATGGACGGAAAATCAAGGGTTTACACGCTTCGAGACGTCGCAACAGTCCTCGGAATTTCAACCGACAAACTTGTTCTCCTCGGCGGCGGTAAGCTCGATACAGCGCCCCGCGCCTTTGACGTCAACATCCAAATCAAAACAGATAAGCCACAACCTAAGGACGACTCCGATGACGGCGCGGAAAGTTGACCTGAGCTGGAGCACGCCGAAAGCGGTCAACTTTTTGCAGTCGCAGGCGAAATTATCGCTTTTTATCGGCGGCGTCCGTTCTTCAAAGACTTTCACCGGCTCAGTCAAGGGTTGTTTAATTGCGCTTCAGACGCCTAATTCCCTTGGTCTTGTTATTGCCCCGACGTATTCCATGGTTCGAGACGTTTTAGTCAAGACATATATCGACATTTTGACCCTATTTTTCGGCCTGCAACAGGGAACGGATTTCACCTATCACAAATCCAATCACCATTTGCATATCCACGGCGGCGGCGATGTTCTTTTTCGCTCCGGCGAGAATCCTGAGCGCCTTGAGGGTATAACAGCAGACTGGTATCACCTTGACGAAGCCGCTCAAATGTCCGAGAAGGTCTATAAGATATGTCTCGATAGGACTACACGGCCTTTGACTTTGCCTCGCGGTTATGGATGGATAACGACTACGCCGAAAGGTCAAAACTGGGTATATAGGCTATACAGCGAAGCCGCAACCGAAGCCGAATACTATGCCGAAACGATATTGACCTCCGAAGCTGGAATCGTTAAACAAGCGGAAATTGAACACGCCAAGAAGGCTCTCGACCCCCGTTATTTCCGGCAACAGTATCTTGCAACCTTTGAGGCATGGGCGGGACTTGTTTACGACGATTTCACGCGCGCCGAGAATGTTCGACCGCTGAAATACAATCCGGAGCTCATCAATTATATCGGCATGGATATGGGCTGGAACGACGAAACAGCGGTGCTCTGGTATCAGCATGACCGCACAAACGGCATATGGTATCTTCTCTCGGAATTTGTAGAGAGCTACATACGTCCGGAAACGCTTGCAAAGGTTATCCGAGGCGAGGAAGTAGTCCTTTCCGGTCAACGGAAATTCAAAGCGCCGTATTCCCTTGAGCAAGTAGAGCGGATATATCCTGGCACTGATATAAGCAACCGGCAACAGGCGGCGGACGGATTGAGCTTACGGGATATTTTGGTGGCAAACGGCATTGATAAGGCCTATTTCCGCGTCAAACAGCACAGAGTATTTGACTCCATTTTGTCGGTTCGGGCAAAGGTTAAGGGCGCGGACGGTGTTTGCCGGCTTTTTGTTGACCCGTCGTGCAAGCGATACATAGGCGACAAGGAAAGCTGGCATTATCCCGAGAAGGACGGCGTTATAACAGGCGAAATGCCGGACGCTTCAAACGACAATCACCGTTTTAGCCACACGAACGACGCTGAACGTTACGTCATCGATTCAGTTGAGCCGACAGCCGGAAGTCAGATATTCGGAGGATTGACATAATGGCATTTTTTAACCGAGACGATACACAACGCAAAGTCGCTGAAACAGTAGCGGGCAATATCAATTATACGCCGGACGTATGGTTTAAGGAACTTCGCAAAGCGGCGGCGGCGGCGGCTTCTACGGCTTTTAAGATCGAAATTGAGAAGCGCATCGATTATTATTACGGGCGGTTCAAGCCCTATCTTGAAAAAGAACTAAAAAAGCAATTCCTGAACTACAAAGAACTGAAGTTACAGCTACAATATGTCAATGCGATTCGAGTAATCACCGATGAGCTATCGGTTATTTACAACTGGGGCGCAAACCGTGAACTATACCGAGGCGATGAACTTATCGAAGACGGCGACGACCCCGAAAGACAGCTCTGGGAATGGATAATGAAGTCGGGGAAATATGACCGGACGCTCCGACTAACGAACTCAATGGTATCGCTCTGCCAAAATGCTCTCATTCGCACGTATTTTTGGCAACCGACGGGCGAAATACGCTTGCAAGTTATCACACCGAACAACGTAGACATTATACAGCATCCTGACGACCCTTCTGAAATGGTGGCCTTATATTATGCGACTCAACCCACGGATGAGTATCTTGGCGGCTCTGGAGGCCGTAACACCATAGCGGGCAATTACTACGACAGAACAGTTTGGCATTACTGGGATGACCGCAATTATCGCAGATATGTAGAGGGCAAGGGTATGATACCGATACCGGAAAACGCGGACGGCGTGAACCCCTACGGTGTTATTCCTTTCGCAAAATTCCAAAATGATATGTCAACAGAGGGTTTCTGGATAGATACCGGCTATGATTTGAGTAACGCGCAGGATAATATTAACGTTAAATTGACATTTTTGAACTATGTAATCCGCTTGCAGAGCTTCTCCGTGCCGGTATTGACCGGATATGAAAAAGAGCCTGGCAAAACAGAAACTATCGTAATAGGCGCGGGGAAGCCTATAACGTTGCCGCTTGCAAGACGTGATGAAGGACAACCGAATTTTCAATTTGTAACGCCCTCGCCGGCAATTGACGCGATAAAGGCCGAGATAAATGATGAGTTCCAAAGGTTATTATCGACATACGGCCTTGCACGGGGCGCTTTTGACGCGACACGGGAAGCGCAGAGCGGCTATGCGTTGCGTTTGAAAAACACATCGCTAATGGAGCGCAGACAGAGCGAAATACCGTTCTATGAGGACGGCGAGGAAAGCCTATTCCAAATTATCAAAAAGGTATGGAATACGCACGCGGACAGTTTGCCTGCTGACCATAAGTTCAAGGGCGCGAAATTCTCAGAAGATACAGAGCTTCGAGTTACGATACCCGACCCGAAATTGCCTGACAGTCCGCAGGAAGAGCAAGCCCGCTGGGAGTTCTTGTTTGCGAACAAGTTAGCGACCCCGATAAACTATTTGATGGAGAAAGAGCACTTAACAGAGGCGGAAGCAGAAGCGCGCTGGGAGAAGATTAAGGCTTGGAATGATGAAAATAAGCCCCCCGCGCCGAGCTTTGGTGATTCTAATAAATTCAAAAACGAACCGCCGGAAACGGCAAAACGGGACGAAAAACCGACTGAACCGGAGGCCGATAATGCCAATACCGAAACCTAAACAGAACGAGCCGAAACCTAAGTTTTTAGGCCGTTGTATTGCTTTTGAAGTGAAACGCGGCATGAAACAAAATCAAGCTACCGCTATATGCTATGAACAATGGAGGAAACATGGCAAAGGCTAACACGCCACGGGAAACAGTATCGGAATACCTTGAGGCATGGCAAAAAGGCGATGTCTTTGGGATGTTTGCTGAACTCCATTTGTCGGTGCGCTTTCGTATAACAGCGGCAGAATTACTCTCAAAGCTAACTCAAAAGCCCATTGGATATACCGTTTTTGACGATGAAGACGCTAACGACGCGACTCTGGGCAAGCTCGACGGCACGATGATACGCGATGTCAATATCGGCATTGATTTCGGCATGGGCGAGAAACCCGCTAAAATCCGGTGCATATGCGAGAAAATAGGTTATGACTCCGAAACAAAGCTAAATACGTTCAAGCCCGCTCCAACAACCGATGGCGGTCGCTGGGGTGTCAATCCTAACAGTTTGAGAATCGAGGCGTAACATAGCAACCCCCCGCGAAATACAAGAGGCCATCGACCAGTTCGAGAATGAGGTTATCCGCAATTTCGAGCGGGCGTTTGTCGAACAGCAACGCGCCACGAAGTCGATTATCATGGCGGAATTGCGCAACCTTAAAACCGCTGAGGGCAAGCCTATCGACGCGGACGACGCGGGGAATAGGACAATCCTCGAAAATCTTCGGCAACGCGTGCAATCGCAGATTTACGGCGCAAGTTATGCCGACCCGATGAATGAGCTTATAAACAGCTTTGAGGCGGCTCTGGAATACCAACGGCGGCTATTTGAGGAACTCGGTTATAGCGAAGTTTACGACATCGCGGCGCAGGATTTGTCGCGCCTTGTAATAGCCTCTCAAATGCCCTTGACGGAACTCGGCGGAGCGAAACAGGTAGTTACGACAGAGATACGGGGCGCGTTCGATGACGCCCTATTTGGCCGCTCGACATTAAGCGATTTGTCAAACGTTGTGGACGCGAAATTGAACAAGCTAAACGCGTGGGGCTATACAATCGCTTCAACGGGCGTTTCAGGTTTTGACCGGACGGCAACAGCAGAGTTTGCGGATGAACTCGGTATTGAGTATTTTCAATATTTCGGCGTGAAGGACAAGAAAAACAGAGATTTTTGCGCGGCGATACTTGCGGGACGGCATCCGAACACGGGCGAACCGCATAAAAACTACTGGCATAAAGACGAAATTGAAACATTAGACAACGGGCATCGGCTTAACGTGCGGACTTACGGCGGCGGCTACAACTGCCGGCATGTATGGCAACCGGTGCCGAACAGGAGGTAAGAAAATGGCATGGAAAAAAGGCAAGAAGCTCTCTAACAGGCAGAAAGCCTATCTCGGCGCGAACGTTTGGGTTCACGGAAAAGGCGGAAAAGTCAACGTGGGTGCTTCGAGAGCCAAAAACAGAAAGGTCATGAAATCCAGTGAACGGGCGGCTTACATGATGCAAAGACAGTCAGGCCGCAAAGACTGGGCTTCGGCGCGTGGCCTTGCAAAGAAAATGCGCTAAACAACAACATTTGAAAGGAAAGTCAAGATGACTGAAGAAAAAATCGCAAGAAGCGAAGAACCGCAGGTGGACTACATCAAATACGGCGCTCTGGCCGAAACAGTAAGAGACCTGCATCAAAATCCCGATGCAATACACAAACTCATTCTCTCCAAGAGGAAAGCCAACGACGAAGCGAAACAGTATCGTGAAATGATAGAAACCGATTGCATCCGCCGTGGTATTGAACCTGCCGATTTTGTGCGCGGGGTTGAACTGTATAATATGGCCGAGCGCGGTCAATTATACATCGATGATTTAAGCGAGGAAGACCGTGAACTGGCCGAGGTGCTTGTTCTGGACGGCTCAATCGACGCCGAGGACATCGGTATGGATGAAAGCTATTTCAACGAACTACAAACAGCAATGGAAGAGGCTTTCGGGCTTACTGACGACGACGGAGATGGCGACCCCGACAAAGAACCGGCAATTGACCCCGAAGTCGAGGCTATACGCACCGAGAACGCGAGGCTAAAGCTCGTGCAGAAGCTAATCGCAGACGGCGCAAATCCAAAGGCCGCGGAGAAACTCGCTAAGTTGTGGGAAGAACCCACGATGCCTGAAGAATTTAAGGGCAAGGATGGTAACCCTCTGGACGAGGCCGCCATCGCAAAGGAGAAACAGCGTATCATGGACGAACACATGAAGGCTTTCAAGACCGAAAACTCATGGGGATTCATTCAGGGCGCGGCTCCACAAGCCCCACCGACAACGCACAACGCTCCGGCAGTGCCGCCGGTAACAGGGGCATTAACCAGCGATTATGAGCAAGCAAAGGCACGCGGCGATGTAGCCGCAATGCTCAAATTGCGCAATCAAACTGAAATACAACAGGAGGCTTAAATGCATCGCACAACAGATTTTTCGGACAACATCAAAAGAAGGAGCTTATCGGAGGAGTTCGAGGCTCTGAAGGTCGCAAACCCCGCTTTCATGCAGGCTATACAGACAGCCGGTGAAGCGAAAAACACAAAACACGAATGGTTCGACCAGGCACTTTCGCCGGTATCGACCACAATTGACATGAGTCCGGACGGGCTTGGAATCTCAGACACCACGCTAACAGTTCCGAGCACGGCAGGATTTCTTGCGGGAGACATAATCTTTTTCGAGGACAACACACTGTTTGACCTTGCAAAGATTGTATCCATCGATTCCGGCACGCAGATGACCATAACTCGTGGCTATGGTGGTTCAGTGGCCGCCGACCATGCACACGGCTCAAAGGTTTCGCTTCATTCGAGGCCGAAAGTTGAAGGGTCAACTCAGGCCGAAACAGCAATAACCGAACCGACGCTCTATTACAATCACACCCAGATATTCCGTAGGGACGTATCGGTGTCCGGCTCTGCAAAGTCGATTCTCCACTACGTTATCGATGACCTTATTGCAGAGGGCGTCGCACAGCGTATGCGCGAAATCTACTGGGAAATGAACAAGGCTCTCATCGCAGGCGCTCGTCACGACGCTGGGACTCCGGCAACGGTCGGTAGAACAGCCGGCGGGTTGCTTTGGTTCATTAACCAATACGCGGGCTCGACACAAAAGGTGGACGCTACCGGCGCGGATCTTTCAACTACGCTTCTCAACGGCGTTATCGAGGCTATTATCAAGGCAGGCGGAAGACCTAATGCCTTGGCAATGTCCACTACTCAGGCGCGGAAAATTGCCGGTCTGAACAGCGTAACAAGCAACGTGCTTATTAACGTTGACCAGATGGCAACCGGCGCGGGTATTCCGGCACCGACGAAGTTCTTCGGCGACCTGCCGAATATCATTACCGACCTTATCGTGGATATTAACATCCCCGCGGACAAAATCCTCGTGGTTGACACCTCGAAGATTAAGGTTGTCCCGCTGAAGGGCAACGAAGACAGGTCAATCGCTGAAATCGACACCACCTTACCGAGCACAGATGCTTATACAAGGCGTATTCTGGGTGAATACACCTTTGAGATTCGCAATCCGGCGGAAAGCCATGGATTCATTTACAATCTCAAGACCACATAAGGAGGCCGGTAACAGTGAAATATAAAGCAATTGCAACGGCTTCGATTCTCGGCTATGAGGTTCAGAAAGGCGAAATCGTTGAAACGGACGATAAGGCGCTTATTGAGCGGTTCGACAAGTCTGTAACGATGATAAAACTGGACGAACCGAAGCCGAAGCACGAACTGAAGCCGAAGCAAAAACCGAAAGGCGGTAAATGATGCGAAAATACGTATTACCGGCGGGTCTTGGCCTTGTTCTGATATTCTCGGTATTGCTCATCGCGGCGACTCCGATGCAATATCGAACAGGGATTAAGGCGGATTTGCTCGATACCGATACGCTGAAAGTCAATCACAATGCGATTCTCAGAGGCCGCGTAGTCAGCGTCCCTGCGGAATATAGCGGCGCGGTGCAAGTCTATGATAGCCTTGTCTATGAGACAACTATTAACTATACCTCGACCGATACGCTAACGGCGGGGCATGAGGAGAGAGTCTGCATGGATTGCGTGCTATACGAATGGAGTGAAGCTACTACGCTAGTGCAGGACAATCGCGGCTGGGATGTAGATACTGTGGCGCTTAATGGTGGCCTACCAAGTTGTGGAGATATAGTTCGTAACTGGGGCAGTGAAAATTTCTTTTGCTCCGGCACAGAATCAACCGACCCGCCGCCCTCAGATACTCTCTTTATATATCGTAAGCAGCATGGGGATTGCAACAAACCAGTATTAGACTCTTTCGCCGCCGTATGGGACTCGACAGCGTTGGAAATGACTCCAGTCTGCGACTCTGGATGGAGTTGGGTAGCCACTGAAGGCAACTGCATAGATGTCCATCGGGAGCTACTGCGCGTGTGGCGGGACGACTACGGGACGAGCGTCCAAACTATCATCAATGAGACTGACGGCGTTTGCCCGTCAGAGTAAACTTAACACGGGGGCGGGTTGCGGCTCGCCCCCTTAACCGAAAGGCGAAATGGCAGACTGGGCACACATAGTATTATTTGACGAGTTAGACCCGCCGAAGTTTGAGCCGGTTCTAACAGACGGCCTCGAAACGACCATTTCCGATATGTTAGATGAGGTCAAAGCCCATATAGAAGCGGAATTGCGGCGTCGATTCAAGCAACTGCAGAACGACATAGCGATTTCCGCATCGGACTTTGATATTCTCGACCATATCGTCAACCCAGAGCGGCTTCAAAGGCCGGCTATCTTCTACTGTTTATATTTGCTTTTCTACGGGCAAAGAGTGTCCGACGAAGGTGAATATGCAAAAAAGGCCGGCGAGTATCTAAGCCGCTATGAGAAGGCGTTTGAGGACGCTTGCGGAATGCTCAAATTTGACGATGATGTCAAAAATTACGGTTACGATTACGGCGAGGTTATCCTGAAGGTCTAATATGGCAACTGAAACGGTCAAAATAGAGAATTACGAGGACATTGTCCGGCGTATTCGCAAGGTTGCGGGCAGTATAGAAGCCCGCGAGTTTACAGCGAAAACGGCTAATCATCATTTGCAAGCAATGCGCCCCCGTATAAATCGCGGTATAAACCGCGAAGGCGGCAAGTTTCCGCCCTATTCGACCAAGCCGATGTATGTATCAAAGAATACCCCAGGACTCAGAAGCTATATAAAACCAAAGGGCAAAACAGGCAGAACCCGCTTTGCGAACGGCAAGAGGCTAAAATCGCAATATTTCCCGCGAGGTTATGCCGAATTTCGCCGTGCGATGGGCTTGTCGAATCGTAACAGACTGGAATTGAGAAGTCAGATGTTAAAATCAATGGCAGTAACGAACTACGGGCGCGAAGGTTCGCAGATTATCTTCTCAAGGCGCGAGGAAAATCTCAAGGCCGCCGGCAATGAGCAGAAATACGGTTTCTGGGGCTTCACACGCGACGAACAGAAGGGCAATCTCAAGTTTGCGTTCCGATTGTTTCAAGACTATCTCGACAAGGCGGCGACAAGATGACGCAACCGTTATTCAGAGCGTTCAAACAACAGCTCAAGGGCGTTTTGGAGAAAGTTCAGGACAACACTTCAGAAATTACTCCAACGCCGTTGTTGTTCAAAAACGTCTATTTCGAGCATCCGCTTG